GTTTCCACTTGTCTTCAACAACATCGGGTTCTCCATACTTTGTCTTCAAATAAGAATAGGCATGTCTTAGAGTACTACTTTCGTAGTTACAGTCCTCCAGCAACGATTTAGCGCGAAAACAGGAAATTTGTCCATCAGGTACTTCGTACTCGGGATAAATTGCTAGTCTTTCAACTTTCTTTACGTCTCTCGCAAAGTTGCAAAATTTCAAGGTTCTCTGTAGAAAGGGAACGGTTGAGGGTGAGGGTCCATAAGAACACTTATCAGGATTAAGAATCCAGGGTGCTCTGTCAGGAATAGCTTCTGCCAGACCAAATGGCGTAACAGTGTCTTCAACAACAGCGATACCGTCGTCACCTTGTGTAGTAACGGAAATGGGTAGTTGGTTAAATGCACTAAAGTGCAGGTAAAGTATACGTCGCCAGTTGATAATTGAGTCAATCAGCATCGTGTAGTAACTACCAGAAGGTACACCACGTTGTTTAAAGTAAACTTGTCCGTCAGGCGCAGCGACTTTTCTGTTTGTAAACAGAATTCTCGAAAATTCGAAAGCTCTCAGTGAGTCATCGTTTGGAAAAGTTAGAATGGATTCGAGTAATTCGAAAGCATCTTCGATCTCCCAGGGCTCTACCGTAGTGTCAAATTTCGACCAGTCTATGGCCATCAGTCTCTTACGTTTGGACATGTAGTCGGAAAGTAAGTCAGGGACGGCGACTCGTGGGTCTTCTCCAACAAAGAAGAAGTAGTTGCCATTCTTGAATAGTTCCATCAGCGGGTAAGCTGTTAGTCCTTCCAACAATATGTATGTGAAGTGTTGTCCGAAAACGTTTCTTACTTTTAGTCCATCCGCGAGTTTGGTTAATTGAGTGCGGGTAAAAGCAAGGTCAGGTACACTTTCGTTGATTGCGTCAGTGTACGAATTAGTTCTTTCGATCGATCCAATTACAGCACGAGCTTGTCGTATTGCTCGTTCGAGTATTCCGGGATCACCTTTCTTTCCAGGAAGTAGGTATCCTGCGGCGGATGATGATTCGAAAGGAACTTGGTCTAAGTCAGTGCACAGGTTAAGTGACTGTACTTTGGGTAATCTTGCGAAGTAAGCCCGACAGTAGTCGTCAGTTGCAACCATCGCATGATCAGTAGGTTTAGGGAATCTCTTACTAGTTTGTAGTGCTAGTATTGATTCGAGATGAGCCGTACTTGAATAATAGCTTCTCGAGTATCCATCAAGGTTACCTTTGTCGTATCCGAAAGGATCAGCGTCAAAAGCTTCTTGCATGTATGGGTCGATAAGCGTTACTCCTTCGTCTCTTCCGACGAGATGTCGTGAGTGTGAAGAAATTCTAGTTAGTGAACTCGAGAATCTAGTCACATAGTCTTCGTGAATACTAGATCTGTAAGTGAGTCCTTGGTACGTCATATCCCTATATTGCATATTTATTGGGATTTTATAGTCTCCCCCG